ATGAAACTCAAAAATCAAACTATGAAACTTTCTGATAAAACTCTGACTCTTCTCAAGAACTTCTCTTCTATTAATCAATCGATTTTGTTTAAAGAAGGCAGTTCACTTCGTACTATTTCTGTGATGAAAAACATTCTTGCAGAAGCAACAATCGAAGAAGAACTTCCCAAGGACTTTGCTATCTATGATCTAAACCAGTTCTTGAATGGACTCAATCTACATCAGAATGCAGAACTTGATTTTGTAAATGAAAGTTATGTTATGATCAAAGAAGGCAGGTCACGTTCCAAATACTTCTTTGCTGATCCAAGTGTTATCGTAATACCTCCCGATAAATCCATCTCACTTCCTTCTGAAGATGTTTGCTTTGTTCTTGATACTAAAGAACTGGATAAACTTCTGAAAGCTGCTGCTGTATATCAACTACCTGATCTGTCTGCGATTGGTGAAGCAGGTGTAGTGAAATTGGTGGTTCGTGATAAAAAGAATGACACCTCTAATGACTTCTCTATTGTAGTAGGTGAGACTACTGATGTGTTTACCTTTAACTTTAAGGTTGAGAACATTAAAATCATTCCTGGTTCATATGAAGTAGTTATCTCACAGAAACTTCTTTCTCGGTTTAATAACACAGGATTTGCTGTAACTTACTACATTGCTCTGGAACCTGATTCTACTTTTGGATGAACATCTTTGTAACTTCCGAGTTCCCCGCAGAGAGTGCTATCTGCCTTCCAGATAAACATGTAGTCAAGATGCCTCTAGAGTGCTGTCAAATGCTCTCTATCGTGGCATCAGAGAAGTGGGGGTATAACTATGGAACTCTCCCCAAGACCGATGGAACTCCCTACAAGACAGAGAAGGGTGCCTTCCGTAATCACCCTTGCACTCAATGGGCAGCAAAGACAATTGATAATGCCTATTGGTTAATCAAGTGGGGAATGAACTTGTGTGATGAGTATACCCTGAGGTATAATAAAACTCATTCATGCTACAAGACACTTGTAGATGCTTACTATTTGTTTCCCAAAGGTAAGTTGACGAATGTAACTCCATTTGCTCGTGCTATGCCCGACGAATGGAAATATAATGATAGCATTGATACCTTTACAGCTTATAAAAGGTACATTGCTTCCAAACCTTGGGTGAAGGATAACTACCTTCGTGTGCCCAATCGTAAACCGAATTGGATTTGATTATGGCAAGTGATTTTCTTTGGGTGGAAAAATACAGACCGCAAGTAATTGAGGATTGTATTCTTCCCGATGATACTAAAAAAACGTTTAAAGAGTTTGTGGAGAAAGGAGAAATTCCCAATCTTCTTCTTGCAGGTCCACCTGGGATTGGCAAAACTACAATCGCAAAAGCACTATGTAAAGAATTAGGAGCAGATTATTATGTCATTAATGGATCTGATGAGGGAAGATTCCTGGACACAGTACGAAACCAGGCAAAGAACTTTGCTTCGACCGTTTCACTTCAAGGAACTGACAGACACAAAGTCATCATCATCGATGAAGCTGATAACACAGGCAACGACGTACAACTCTTACTACGGGCGAATATTGAGGCATTTTATAGTAACTGCCGATTCATCTTCACCTGCAACTACAAAAATAAAATCATTGAACCCCTCCATTCCAGGTGTGCGGTGGTTGACTTCACAATCAAAGGGAAACAAAAGATACAGTTGGCAGGATCCTTCTTCAAGCGTTTACAAACCATCTTGGATGCGGAGAACATTGAGTATGATCAAAAAGTCGTTGCAGAACTTATTACCAAACACTTCCCAGACTTCAGACGAGTCTTAAATGAGTGTCAACGATACTCAACAAGTGGGAAGATTGATGCAGGTGTTCTTGCATCCTTCTCTGATGTTTCTGTAAATGACCTTATCAAGTATCTAAAAGAGAAGAACTTTACAGAGGTTCGCAAATGGGTTGTTTCTAATCTCGATAATGATGCCTCTATGATTCTTCGTAGAGTTTATGATTCACTTTATGATACTCTTGTTCCTGCATCTATTCCTGCTGCTGTTTTAGTTATCGCAAAGTATCAGTATCAGATTGCTTTTGTAGCAGACCAAGAGATTAATCTTCTTGCCGCGCTAACTGAAATTATGTGCGAGTGTGAGTGGAAATGAAAGTAAAAACTTTTCCCTTAAAAACTTGTCTTCGTTATCCTGGAGGTAAATCTAAAGCAACAAAAACTCTTGCTCCTTGGTATCCAGAAAACTTTAAGGAGTATCGTGAACCATTTATTGGTGGTGGTTCTGTTGCTTTTTATACAACTCAGGCATATCCAGATGTTCCTATTTGGATTAATGATTTGTATGTTCCACTTTATAATTTTTGGATTCAACTTCGTGATAATGGAGAAAATCTATCTGAGAGATTAAAAGAAATCAAAACTAATGCATCTGACTTTGGAACTCAAAATGCAAAGGATGAGTCGCACAAAGAATTGTTTAACCAAACTAGAATAGACATTAATAATCAAGATGGATTAGAAAGAGCAGTAAGTTTCTTCATTCTTAATAAATGTAGTTTTTCTGGTTTGACTGAAAACAGTACATTTTCACCAACTGCTGCTCGTTCTAATTTTTCATTTGTTGGAATTGAAAAACTGAAAGAATACTCAAAACTAACAAAAAATTGGAAGATTACAAATATTGATTACTCTGAGTTAATGAATGCCGATGGAGATAATGTGTTTGTTTTCTTAGATCCACCATATGATATTAAAGATTTCTTATATGGAAAAAATCGTGAGATGCACAAATCATTTGACCACGATATTTTTGCAACGAATGTATATAAATGTCCTCATAAGTTTATGATTACCTATAATGTAAATGAAAAACTTCTTGAGTTCTATAAGGATTATTATCTTCGTGAATGGAAATTGCGATACTCTATGGCACATCGTGGAGAAAAAGGTACTGAAGATAATGTAAAAGTAGAACTTTTAGTGACGAATTATCCAACTGAAAAAGTAGGACCATTAGAGGAGTTTTATGACAAAAATTCAAAAATTCAATTTAGTTTTGATGGATGCTATAATTATGATAGATTGAAGAGTGAGGGTCTAATTGATGACTGAACTAAAAGATTGGTTGAACTCTATTAACTTTACCAAAGAAAATATAATAGAACAAGATGAAACCCTAAAGAAAGATTACCAACCTTATATCATTAACAAATGTTTGTCTGGGCATATTGATTGTATTTTATATGCAAATGAAATGAATCTTCATCATTCTTTAGAAAAAGATATGCAATATTCCTTTTATCTAAATAGTTTGAGGAAAAAGAAGAGATTCTCTCCCTGGCTCAGAAAAGATAAGGTGAATGATTTAGAGTGCGTCAAAAAATACTATGGTTATAGTAATGAGAAAGCGTCTCAAGCACTTAAAATTCTAAATAAATCTCACATTGACTTTATAAAAAAACGACTTGAAATTGGCGGAATGAAATGATTGATCAAACAATTGAACCACAAGTACAGTGGACACCAAGTATGATGATTGAGGTTCTATTAAATGAACCAGATGATTTTCTTAAAGTTCGTGAGACTTTGACACGTATAGGAGTAGCATCACGTAAAGAAAAAAAACTTTATCAATCTTGTCACATTCTACATAAGCAAGGTAGATATTATATTGTTCACTTTAAAGAGTTATTTGCTCTGGATGGTAAACATGCTAATCTAACTGTAAACGATGTTCAAAGACGTAATCGTATTGTTCGTCTTCTTTTAGATTGGGGACTATTATCTGTTGTAAATCCAGATGAAGTTGTTGATATTGCCCCACTCAATCAAATCAAAGTTTTGGCATATAAAGATAAAGAAGAATGGATTTTAGAACAGAAATATAATATTGGTAAAAAAGTAAAAGCAGCAGAAACCGAATAATAAAGTAGGGAGTTCCACACTCCCTTTTTTATGCTTTCTGTTATAATTAGTATTGTGAATGCCGTAAGGGTTCGCACTATCAAATCTCGCTTTCTAAGGAGCAAAACATGACTAATCTTTCTAGGTACACATCTGCTGACCTTCCTGCCCTGATGGATAGGATTACTCGTAATAGTATTGGAATGGACGAATATTTTGATCGTCTATTTAACCTTCACGAAACAACTTCAAATTATCCTCCATATAATCTAGTTCAAATCAGTAGTGTAGAGTCAAGGTTAGAACTCGCACTTGCTGGATTTTCTAAAAAAGAAGTTCTTGTTTATACACAAGATGGAAAACTTTTTATTGAAGGTCAAAAAGAAGATAAAGAAACTGACACAAATTATTTACATAAAGGTTTAGCACAAAGAAGTTTTACCAGAACCTGGACTCTTGCTGATGATACAGAAGTCTCTTCTGTAAATTTTGAAGACGGATTACTTACAGTAATTTTGGGAAGAATCGTTCCAGAATCGCATAAGAGAAAAGATTACCTATAAATAACAATGAGCTAAACTATCGTTGCTGCAGGGAGGTAACTGGTAAAATCCAGTTGCACCTCCCCTTTTTTTGTGCTATAATTCACTGAGGTATGGGAGAACTATGACGATTAAACTGATGCTTCTTAAGTCAGGAGAAGACTTAATTTCAGATATTAAGGAAATGGTTTTTGGAGAAGATGAGGAAAAACGAGTCGTTGGATATTATTTAAACCGACCTTGTATTGTAAAGATGCAATCTCCAAATCTTGTCACAGAAGAGAATAAAGATAAAGGTCCTCAAAAAGTGGGATATCAAGTTCAACTTCATCCTTGGATGCCTTTGACTACTGATGAAGAAATACCTGTTCCTGCTGATTGGGTTGTTACGATTGTAACTCCAACACAAAAATTAAAACAAATGTACATTGATGATGTTGTAAACTATGGAAAAGATAATCAAAGTGTTAGTTCTGACGAACAACCAGATATTGGTCTCACAGATTGAGGAGGTTGGTGCCGATATTGGAGAACCAGATTGTAAGTTAGTAAAACCATTTGTAGTCTCCAAAGATCAAACTTTAGAACCATTTTTAATTGGATACACAAAAGAGGATACTTGTATGATGAGTTCTGAAAAAATTCTAACACTTGTAAATCCCACGCCAACACTTCTTGAAAAATACCAGGACCTTACCAAAGAATGAGTCAAACCTTTTATACTAATGTTCAATTGATAGGGAATCAGTTTCTGATTCGTGGTGTAGAGAATGGTAAAAGATTTGAAAACAGAGATGAGTTTTTTCCAACACTATATGTAAATAGTAAAAAGGAATCAAAGTATAAAAACTTAAGTGGTGAAAATGTAGAACCAATAAGACCAGGAACAGTTCGAGATTGTCGTGAGTTTTATAAAAAGTATGAGAATGTAGATGGGTTTGATATCTACGGGAATGATCGGTATGTTTATCAATATATTTCAGAGAAGTATCCTGAAGATGAGATTAAGTTTGATATCAGAAAAATCAAACTTGTAACTTTGGACATTGAGGTTGGGTCCGAGTCTGGATTTCCTGACGTAGAATCTTGTATTGAAGAAATTCTTGCAATCTCTATTCAGGATTATACAACTAAAAAGATTATTACTTGGGGAGTTAAACCATTTAACAATATTCGTGCTGATGTAACTTATCATCATTGTCCGAGTGAATATGAACTTCTCAATCATTTTATTAACTATTGGATGACTGATGTTCCTGATGTAGTCACAGGATGGAATATTCAACTTTATGATATCCCATACATCTGCAAACGATTAAATCGTGTTCTTGGTGAAAAGTTAATGAAAAGATTCTCTAATTGGGGATTGGTTACTGAGAAAGAACTTTACATTACTGGTCGTAAGCATACTACATTTGATGTCGGTGGTTTGACTCAGTTGGATTACCTTGAGTTATATAAGAAGTTCACTTATAAGGCACAGGAATCTTATCGTCTGGATTATATTGCTGAGGTTGAACTCGGACAGAAGAAACTGGATCACTCAGAGTTTAATACCTTTAAAGATTTTTATACTAAAGGTTGGCAAAAGTTTATTGAGTACAACATCGTTGACGTAGAACTTGTTGATCGTCTGGAAGACAAGATGAAGTTGATTGAACTTGCTCTTACGATGGCATATGACGCAAAGGTAAATTATGCTGATGTATTCTATCAAGTTCGTGTTTGGGACACGATTATCTACAATTACCTTAAGAAAAGAAATGTTGTAATTCCTCCTAAAAACAGATCCCAGAAAGATGAAAAGTATGCTGGTGCTTATGTAAAAGAACCTATTCCTGGTAAGTATGATTGGGTCGTTAATTTTGACTTGAATAGTCTATACCCACACTTGATTATGCAGTTTAATGTGAGCCCAGAAACTCTTGTTGATGAAAGACACCCTACTGTAACCGTAGATAAGATTCTGAATCAAGAACTTACTTTTGAGATGTATAAGGATTATGCGGTCTGTCCTAATGGTGCTATGTTTCGTAAGGATGTTCGTGGATTTCTTCCTGAGTTAATGGAGAAGATGTATAACGACCGTGTTATATTCAAGGATAAGATGATTGTTGCAAAGAAGCAGTATGAGAAAACAAAAACAAAAAATTTGGAAAAGGAAATTGCCAGGTGTAATAACATCCAAATGGCAAAGAAGATTTCTCTTAACTCTGCTTATGGCGCTATCGGCAATCAGTATTTCCGTTATTACAAACTAGCAAACGCAGAGGCAATCACTCTTTCTGGGCAGGTCGCGATTCGTTGGATTGAGAGTAAGATGAATATTTATCTCAATAAACTTCTAAAAACACAAGATGTTGATTATGTTATTGCTTCTGACACTGACTCCATTTATTTGCATATGGGTCCTTTGGTTGAAACTGTATACAAAGGAAGAGAGAAAACTACTGAGGGCGTTGTTTCTTTCCTTGATAAGATCTGTCGGATGGAACTTGAAAAGTATATTGAAAGTTGCTACAAAGAGTTGGCGGAATACATGAATGCATATGATCAGAAGATGCAAATGAAGCGAGAGAACATCGCTGATCGTGGGATCTGGACTGCAAAGAAACGTTATATTCTCAATGTATGGGATAGTGAAGGTGTCCGTTATGAAGAACCTAAACTGAAAATGATGGGTATTGAGGCAGTTAAATCCTCCACACCTGCTCCTTGCCGCAAAATGATCAAGGATGCTCTTAAGTTAATGATGAATGGAACGGAAGAAGATGTAATTGCCTTTATTGACAATGCTCGCAAAGAGTTTAGACAACTTCCTCCAGAACAAATCTCATTCCCTCGTTCTGCGTCTGATGTGAACAAATACAAGTCTTCTTCTACAATTTATTCCAAGGGAACACCAATTCATGTTCGTGGAGCACTGTTGTTTAATCATTACATAAAAGAGGCAAAACTAACCAACAAATATTCACTTATACAAAACGGTGAAAAAATTAAGTTTGTTTATCTAAAGAAACCAAATATAATTCACGAGAATATTATTTCATTTATTCAAGAATTTCCTAAGGAGTTAAACCTTGACAAATACATAGACTATGAACTACAATTTGAGAAGGCATTTTTAGAACCACTCAAAATTATTCTTGATTCAATTGGGTGGAATATTGAAAAGACTATTAATCTGGAGTTATTTTTTTCCTAATGGATTTACCTATTAACGATAAAGAACTTGCAACAATCGTAAGTTGTCTAAGACTTGGTGGAGACGTTGCTCTTTATCAAAAAATGAATACAGTCAGACAGGTTCGGAATTCTGTTCCTGATGGACCTTACAAAAAAACTTTACGTGAACAATATGGGATGACAATCTAATGAAAAATCTAATCAGAGTTAAGTATTATTTTAGGGAGCATCCCGATACAACTCTTTCTGTATTCTTTAAGACACAGGAACAAGTTGAGTCTTATAAAGCAAAACACCGCAATTATGTTTACGTTGAAGAGAGTAAGTAAATCATGGATTTTTTGAAAGATATAGTAAAAGAGATTGGAGATGAATTCACAAAACTTGCATGTGATATTGACGAAACTGAAACATATGTGGATACTGGCAGCTACATTTTTAACGCTCTTGTATCTGGTAGCATCTTTGGTGGTGTTTCTGGTAACAAGATTACTGCAATTGCAGGGGAAACTTCTACTGGAAAAACTTTCTTCAGTCTTGCCGTCGTTAAGAATTTTCTTGATAGTCATCCTGATGGATACTGTTTGTATTTTGATACTGAAGCAGCTGTCAATAAACCACTCTTAGAGAGTCGTGGTGTTGATTTAACTCGTTTTGTAGTTGTTAATGTTGTTACGATTGAAGATTTTCGTAATAAGGCACTTAAAGCAATTGATATATATTCTAAATCCCCAGTAGAAGAACGCAAACCTTGTATGTTTGTATTAGACTCTTTGGGTATGTTATCCACAACTAAAGAAATTAATGATGTTCTAAATGATAAGGAAGTTCGGGACATGACTAAATCCCAACTTATCAAAGGAACATTTCGAATGTTAACTCTTAAACTAGGGCAGGCAAATGTTCCACTCATTGTCACAAATCATACATACGATGTCATCGGAGCTTATGTACCAACGAAGGAAATGGGG